TTTTTACAGACAGCGCGGGAGTTTCAGGAGTTGACAAAAACATGCAGCCTTACATAGTTCGTTTGCGAATAATGAAATTGTAAAAAATTGAGCATTTCAAAACAAAGACGCGTCACGGCGTACCCAAGCCCTTTGAACTTTAAAAAATTAAAGGAAACAACGGACGCCCGAAAAGTAAGCAAAAGCAAAGTTATAAACGAAGCGTTGACCGTCTATTTTAAAGATAAAAAAACAATTTAATTAATAATTTTATTGTTTTTATTAAAAAAAAGTATTACACAATTTAGAATTTATCTAAATTAAAACAAAAATTTTATACATTTGTATTATGATTTATTGCATTGACGAAAATATCGACGAACCAATTATGTTAATCAATACCCACATCGGCTATGACGACGACGAGGGCATGGGAATTGACGGCGCATTGTTTCAAAAGGAATTGTTATATTTAGACACGTTGGGAAAAAAACGTATTCAAATATGGATTAATTCAATTGGTGGGGTTGTTATGGACGGTTACTCGATAGCGTCGGCAATAATTAAAACCAAAACACCCGTCGACACGTTTAACGTTGGCATTTGCGCAAGCATTGCGGGCGTTATTTTCATGTGCGGACGAAATCGCGTTGCAATGGATTACAGTTTGTTAATGATACACAAACCAAGCGGGGGCAATGACGAAAAGGTTTTGGAATTAATGCAAGAAAGTTTAGTCACAATGTTAACAGCAAAAAGCGGGTTAACAATGGAGCAAGTTTCGGCATTAATGGACGCGACAAGTTGGATTAACGCGACCGAATGTTTAAAAATGGGGTTTGCTACCGAAATTGAAAAAACGTCGCAAAACGACGACACAATAACGTCGACATATTACGCCGACATATTCACGCAAGCGAATAAGATTACAAACAAAATTTTAAAACCAATAATTAACACAAAAAAGAGTATGTTAAAAGTAACAAACAAACTTGGACTTAATGACGACGCAAACGAAGACAGCATTTTAAATGCAATCGAAAAAATCGTTAACAGTTCAATGACAGAAGCCGAAGCAATGAAAAAAACAATTTCCGAAATGGAAACGGAATTGACTTCGTTAAAAGAAAAGTACGACGCAATGATTATCGAAGTAGAAACCGAAAAAGAAGCGTCAGAAGAAAAAGAAGCAATGGACATGATTTCCAATTTTGCAAAATTAGGACGTATTAAAAACGACGACGAAACCGTTAAAGTATGGGTTAACCTTGCAAAAGCGGATTTCGAAGGAACAAAAGCAATAATCGAAAATTTGCCTTTGAACGTAGTTGCAAACAAAATCGAAACCGTAGTAAACAAAGAAGAAACCATTTTTAAAAATGGCGAAGACTTTTTAAACTTTGAATTAAAACAAATTAACAACAAAAACAAAAAATAAACAATATGTCATTAAGTACAACATCGAATTTTACCCAATTTGAAAAAGGGTTTTTCATTACAGAAGCCGTTATCGGTTTAGACACAATTAACAAAGGTTTGGCATACGTTGCACAAGGGGTTAAAAATGACCAATACTCATTCCCTGTATTAACTGCAAACGTAGTTTTAAATCCGCGTACAAGTTTACCCGTTGACAATAACACGACCGTTTTGTCAAACAGAACTATAACTTTAGGAGCGTTTGAAGCATTTGAAATCTTTGACCCGTCAATTTTCGAAAATCATTGGCACGTTTCAGAACTTGCCGACAAAATGTTGTCTCGTTCATTGCCTGCAACTTTTGTGAATTATTTAGGCGGTTTTTATACCGAAAAAACTTTCGCACCTGTTGAAAGAATGATACACGAAGGTTCAACGTCTTACACAACGTCAGCGAGTACAACAGCATCGGTAAATTATTCAATCAAACATTTTGACGGTTTAATCAAACAAGCCTTGAACGCTACGACTCCCGCTTTGCAAGTTGGAACGCCTGTTGCATTAACAAGCGCCAACATCATTTCGAAAATGGAAGCGGCTAAAGCATTAATGCCAAAAGCATTATTGGCAAGCGCAGACCGTTACAAAAAATTAAAATTTATCGTTTCAGTTGAAGACGCGCAAAAATACGAAGAAGCATTAACCTCAACAACGTACAAAAACAACGATACAACCGAAGCAGGTATAAACAAATACAAAGGTTTTACAGTTGAAGTAACATCGGGTTTACCTGAAAATACTTTCTACTTTTGCGAAGCAACTTCGCAAGTGACGTCAAACATTCAATTGGCAGTCGCTTCGTTGGATAACCTTTCGTTTATCGTTGACAAATACGTTTCTTACGCACAACTTTGGTTTTACAAAGCCGTTGCTAAAATGGGAGTTGGTATTGCAAAACCAAGCGAGTTTGTAATTTACACAACTAAAACGCTTGCGAGTTTCAACGCATAATTTGAATAAAAACTTTTAAGATAACCGCCTTTTAAATAGGCGGTTTTTCTTAATTATTTCACAAACATAAACCAACAAAAAAATGGCTTTAAATAACATTAGTTTTGTAAAAGGTAAGGGCGGACTCGGGCGACCATTGGCAGGCAAAGACTACATTAGTGGGCTTTTGTTTTATACCAATACTTTGCCGAGCGGTTTTACTTCAACAGACAGGATAAAACAAATATTTTCAGTTGCCGACGCCGTAGCGTTAGGAATTGGAAAAGATTATGCAGACGAAACGCAAGCGACAGGAGTTTTCACAATTTCAAACGCAGGAGCGACAGGCGACAGCATTGCAATTAATTACGCAGAACCAACAAAAACAGTTGTTTTAGGTAGTTACGTAAAATTAGCAAGCGACACGACGCCGTTATTAGTTGCAACGGGAATAGTTAACGCAATAAATGCGGGTTCTTTTGTTCACGGTTATATTGCAACGATTGGACTTGCGGGAGCGTTTACAGTAAAAGTTAGAAAAGGGCTAGGGGTTTACGCAAATACCGCAGGGCTTTTAACCGCTACAATTGCGGGAACAATTGCGGGAAGCGTTACGACACCATTTTCGGGCGGGGTTGCTTCGTTGCAAGCTACATGGTACTACCATATTTCGGAATTTTTTAGGATTGCGCCAAAGGGGTTTTTGTGGTTAAACTTTCAAGCGATACCCGCTTCGTACACTTACACGGAAATTCAAACAATGCAGGATTTTACCAACGGCGAAATGCGACAACTTGGGGTTTTTGTAGACAGCAAAGCGTTAGCTGTTAGCGATACAACAGCAATTCAAGGAGTTTGCAATTTATTAGACACAGCAAAAATGCCTTTGTCAGTAATTTACGCGGGAGACATTAAGGCAGTTGCAAGCGTTTCAACGTTAACAGATTTGGCAACGTTTTCAAACAATAAAGTTTCGGTCGTTATCGGTCAAGACGGAGCAGGAACAGGAAACGACATTTTTTACGCGACGGGCAAATCAGTAACAACTTTGGGCGCAACGCTTGGGGCGGTTTCATTGTCAGCCGTAAGCGATAACATCGGTTGGGTTGCAAAATTCGACATGACAAACGGCATCGAATTAGATACAATCGCGTTTGCCAACGGCGTTAAATTTACGGACGCATCGGTAACAACTAATTTATTAGACGCAATCGATTTGAAACGTTACGTATTTTTAAGAAAATTCCCAAACAAATCGGGTTCTTTTCACAATGACAGCCACACGGTTATAACACCGTCAAGCGATTACGCATTTATCGAAAATAACCGAGTAATTGACAAAGCAATTAGGGGAGTTGACGAAGCGTTAACACCGTCTTTAAATAGCCCATTGTTACTAAATGCAAACGGAACGTTGGCAAATAGTACGGTTGCGTTTTTAACGGGACAGGCGACAGTAATAACCGACGAAATGGTACGAAATGGCGAAGCGTCAGCGATTAGCGTTGTAATTGACCCAAACCAAAACGTTGCGAGTAGTTCAAAAGTAATTGTCGCAATCGACATTGTTCCGATAGGAGTTGCGCGCAATATAGTTGTTAACATCGGATTTAAAACATCAATATAATCATGGCGACACCATTAATAAACGGCATCAATTACAGTTGGGCAAACGTTAAGGTTATTTTATTCGGCGTTCCTGTTGTGGGAATTACAAAAATCGAATACAAAACCAAACAGAAAAAAGAGAACCAATACGGAGCAGGTTACGAACCAATTTCGCGCGGTTATGGAAATAAGGAATACGAAGGCAGTATCGAAATTTATTCGGACGAATTAAAAAGAATAATTGCGAGCGCACCAAATAACGACCTTATGCAAATACCGCCGTTTAAAATTAGCGTCCTTTTTGAAAGTGGCGCGGGGCTTTTAATTACCGAAGACGTTTTGAGTATGTGCGAATTTACCGAAGAAGGTTTAAGCGCATAGCAGGGCGATACAAAACTTTTAGTATCTTTGCCTTTAGTTATCGGACAAATAAGTCGATAATTAAAAGAAACAATAAAACCCGTCGAAAACGGCGGGTTTATATTCACTAAATTAAATAAATTATGGAAACACAAAAAAAAGCGGAAGCGTTAAGCATCAAATTGAATTGTAAAGTATTGCCAATTATATTTCGCGACGAAGAAACAGGAGAGGATATTATCGGTTTTATAAAAGAACCGTCTCGAATGGTTAAACTTCGCGTCATGGATAAGGCAATGACCGCACCCGTTACAGCATCGGCGGAATTATTCGATAGTATTTTTATAGAAGAAGAAAGCGACAAACGCTTTTTATCGGACGATAAATACTATTTAGGCGCAACTATGGAAGCATTTAAAACGGTTGAAATGGCTGTAAATACTTTTAAAAAAAAATAGAGGATTACACTATTAGCGAACAAAGTAGCGAAGAAACGAAAATGATTGCGTTACTTCGCTACTTTTCGCATTTTACAATAGATTTTGAAAATATGTCGGACGACGATTTGGCGAAAAATTGGGGTCAATTACAATACGCATTAAAACAAACAGGACAATATAATAATTAAGAAATGGATACTCAAGTAAGGTACACAATAACGGCAAACGATTTGCTTTCGGGCAAATTGCAAGGAATTAACCAAAACGCGGGAATACTTAATTCTACAATGGGGAATTTAGGGGGCGTAATTGCGGGCGCGTTTTCTGTTTATGCTATTTCGTCATTTGTTAAGTCAGTAGTTAGCGCAGGGACAACAGTTGAAAACGCGACGACAGGTTTAACAACATTATTGGGCGACGCGGGCGAAGCAACGCGGGTAATTCAAAACACAATGGACGACGCTTCAAAAACGCCATTTGCGTTTGAAGGTTTGTTAAGCGCAAACAAGGCGTTAATTAGCGCAGGAATTGACGCGGACAAAGCAAGGGCAGACGTTTTGAATTTAGCTAACGCAATTTCGGCGACAGGTGGCGGGAACGACGAATTAACCCGAATGGTTGTAAATATGCAACAAATTAGCAATTCAGGGCGCGCAACGTCGCAAGATATTAAACAATTTGCTTACGCAGGAATAAATATTTATAGGGTTTTAGCAGACGCAACAGGGTTACCAACAACAAAAATTAAGGAAATGGGCGTTTCTTACGACATGTTAACAATGGCATTGCAAAAGGCGCACGAAAAGGGCGGTATTTATTACAATGGTTTGGAAAACATGGCAAACAATACAAGCGTTAGAATTTCAAACGTTGGCGACGCACTTTTCCAATTTATGAACGACGTATTTGTACAATCAAAACCATTTATCGACGCGGTTTTAAATTCGGTTTTGAGTTTGATTTCAGGAATACGGGATTTTGTCACGTTAGTAAAAGAAAACAAAGACGTTGTCACAGCGTTGGGCGTTGCCTTATTAGCAGGAGCGACAGCGTACGGGGTTTTTATGGTTGCTACAAATTTGGCAAAAATAGAATTGTTTTTATTAAACGGGGTCGCGACGGTATTGGCGGGGACAATGTTTGTTTTGGAAAATATAATGACTTTAGGCATACCGTTGGCAATTGCGGCAGTTGCGGGCGCGATAACTTACGCTTATTTACATTTTGCAAAGTTTAGGGCGTTTTTATACGGAACATGGGAAGCCTTAAAAACAGTCGGCGAAATGATTGGACAATTTTTTACAGGATTAAAAGACGTAATCGTCGGCGCGTTTACATTTGACAAAGACCAAATCACAAAAGGACTTATGGAAATGTCGGGGTCGTTTGAAAATGCAGGAAAAAAAATAGGGTCAGGATTTAACAAAGGTTATTCCAACAGTATGGCGGAATTTGCAAAAGAACAAGCGACAGACAAAGAGGGCAAGCCAAAAAAAGCGCTTGGAATTGTTAAACCAATGGCGATAAATGCAGGAGCAGGCGCGGAAAAAGATAAAAAAGGAACGTCGGGCGTTTCGGGAAGCAAAGTCGTAACGGTAAACGTCACAATA